ACCAGTCAGGGCTTTGCGACGATCCAACGCTGAAGGCGTTGTTTCTCCTGACTTGTACCCGAGGGACGCCACCCCCGGGCGCACATACCGTGTGCAATTAGAACAAAGGAAAATCGAGTGGCTGCGAGTGACGGACCGCAGCGGTCACTTCTCCGACAAGATTACGCAGATGACCAATCGTCACACTGATCGTTTCTGCGTCCATGTCGAAAGTGAGCGCCGCAGCCGCCAACTCCTCGGAGGACCATACACTGAATGAACGGATGTTAGCAACCAGGCCAGCCCAGTCAACCTGCTCGAACCTTACCGACCACGACTCAAGTGCGTGCTTCTCAACAAAACGGTAATTACCCGCTTCGGAGATACCCACAGCAACAGCACGAGCCATATCGGAGACGAGAGGGACCTTCGACCAAACACCCAAATAACCACAACAAACAGAGAAATGATGGGACCAATCGGGCCGGCCGCCATCAGTGCGTGTAACAACCATCAATCGACGCAGAACTTCTTGAGGACGCTTAACATATATTTTCTCGACTGGCGAAGTGTACGCATATAGCCGGCAGAACGGCAACATCATTGGGTCATCAGCCCGACCTTCGAAGACCAAAGGGATACCGGCTATCTTCTCAAAAGCTAATTCGAAAAGCTTAACCGACACCCCCTCAGTCTCCAACACGCTGAGACCAAAACGCTGCAACCTGTCCTTAACCCGCTGAGAGGGCTGCACTGACCACCACTCAACTGGTAAACCGACATATGCGTCATCGCCGGCGATATAGCACCGGTTCCGACATTCAAAAAGACGAAAAACACACTGAAGCAACACATACATGACACTTTGATTATCAAAAGACGTGGCAGCAGTCCCCGACATGCGTATCGGTGGAGTGCGTGCGGTTACACCACGTGCAGAGATATTGCAAGAATCCTGACTCGGATACACCAAATCCCTCAACCAACAGAAAACATCATCTTCTCCGCGTTCAGCTCTGATCACCTTGAGGTTGATGGCACGCACGATAGGCAGATAAGCACCCTGCCGACTCTCGTAGTGTTTCACATCAATCTTCACCCAGCTGATCGGAACATCGGCAGTGTGGACAAGCCGAGCTACCTCAGCATGAACCATCCGCAGATCATGTCCCCCATTGAAAGCAAAATTCCCGGCATCCGACCGAACGGTCTTCTTACCGCGGGCCATGCGTGCGAGAGCAGCACCCTCTATAGCGCACGGCAACAAATTCCAGCCACCTGTCACGGATTCATCAAAGAAGACTTGGGGTTGGATTCCTCTCGGCCTCGTTGGGGGATGAGCAGGTATTAAACCCGCCTCCGTGCGAGAATACTGTTGATAATCGACAATATTCCCCTTCCCCCGACCGCAACTCTCCAAACTCCAGTCAACCAACTGCGGCAGACGCCGAGACAAACACGCCTCTACATCTTGCAATTCATTCTTGACAAACGTCGTAAAACCAATAGTCGGAACATCACGCGATTTCAAACCATTTCGTACAACATCAATAACCCCAGCGCCAATGAAGTGCGCAATTCCTTCCCTGTAATGCTGCAATTTCTCACCAGCATACGAATCTTCGACGAACTCAGCAAGCCCAACACCACCGTCTGTCGGACCACCCCCTCTTGCGCTACACTTGCGTTTGAAACTCTCCATCACCTTGGCAAACTTACGTAGGAACAAGGGATTCGGGGTCACTGTCCGCTGGTTAACTACCAGACGACACACACAAGCATAAGCGCTGTCCAAGGGGCAATCACAAACTCCGATAGGCAACACTTGCGAGCATCCGAGGAGCGAAGCACTCACATCCAATCCTCCACCCGACAACCAAAAGACCGAACGCCGCCGATGTGTGTCGATAGGGTCACGAGCACGCAGGAAAGCCCCTTCCGGCCCCCCAACGGCATGATACTTGACCCAGTCTCCAACACAAGGCGATATAACGCGACGAACGATCACTGAACTTTTGGGCCCACCGGCCCGAGCTTGTCTTCACCCAACCGCAACGGATGGTCGGGCCACTGCGCGCTGAGAGCAATCAAGGTATCGCCAAGCTCACGGTACATGAGGACACGGGCCAGTGCAACAGACTCAGTCGTATAACGCGACAGCTGATGTCCGGCGAGGCGTTCGCGAGCCATAAACACGCGGACTCCATTGTTCCCCAAGACCATGAATTGTGCCCGTGACGGGGCCACGCTCAGGCTTGAACCATAATCCACCCAAAACGCACGTCCGTACTCGATGGTTTCAACCTCCCCTTCACCGTCGATCGCACCGTGAACCAGAAGCTGGACTGTAAGTGCGCCGAAGGCACGCGTAAGCAACAAACTACGCTCGGCAGGACCATACGCAGAAACTTTCTTGCTATGTTCCTCCGCCACGCGCGTATTGCCACTTGAACGCCAGCCAACGGCCCACTTGTTCAACACAGACTTCATCCAACCTTGCGGCGCCGGATCCAGCAGACCACCCACCCCGTACTCGGCCGAGACATAATCCGCCAATTGCTTGTCGGCCCCGGCAACTCCGACCACCTTTTTCGCAATCATACCCAGGACAGAAGTCTCAACCCTGATATAATCAAACAAGGGGACCGCCGTCGAAGACACAAGCGTGATGAGCGTAGCTTTCGGGTACTTCTCCGCGACTGTCGTGACCTTGACATTACGGGGGAGGACACTGCCAGGAACGACGACCACATTTGAAATGTAGGGGGCCGTCGTGCCGGAGGAACCCTCAACCTTTATCTGTCGGAGGGAACGGTCGTTGGACTGTATGAAAGTACAAACAGCCGGGACAATCGCACCTGTGACCAGAGCCTGAGACAGCCAAGAGAACGGCGTGTCTACCTCGGATGGTTGGCCCACAAGGAGCTTTCGCGCGCGCGCGGTGTCCGTGCTGGTGATGGCCCCCCAACAAGCATCAAACGAAACGGAGCCGGGACGAAAATCAGACACCCACCCGCGGTTAAGCGAGAGGACATCCCGGAGCTTGCGCTGGTGCGAGCGTATCTCCGCTACTTTGTCCACATACAACTGCCGGTACGCCGGGTCGATACGCTCATCATCAATGTCGAACTCCGGCCCAGCATCAGCAGGCTTGAGAGCTTTGACAAGATGGTCGAGTTGAGCATTGAGGGAATCAAGCTTCTGATACTGCTTTTCACCCTCGACAACCCATTGCTGTATGCGCATATAGACCGTGTGCGTAACCATGATGCCGACGGACGTGCGGACAAGAGGCGCGCCAGCAACTGTCACATAATCACTCTTAGCTTTCTGTGAGTTGAGGCTGAGGGCCGCATTAACCGCATCGCGACGAATGAACTTGATGAGACGATAATACGCCTGCGCTTGCTCGAGGGTGCCGGACTCCATCCCGGGGCAAGAATACTTACCACCTGGTCGAGCCACGATGTCAAAATGCGCCTCCCACTTTGAAATGAGGACTGCCAACATCGCACGCATCCAGTAGCCACAACCGTTCATCGTCAACACATACGCCGTTTGCTCGGCTGTGAGAGGCAATGCGGCAGAACCAATCGTCGTCACATCTTCAACATCTTCCAAGACAATCGGACGCATTGCCGGCAATCCAGCCGACTCAACAGCACAAGGGAACATTTGGCGGACCACTTCCGGCGGATGAGTCCCACCTACGAGTTCTTTCAACGCACTGGACGAAATCCGAGACTCAGACGCTACCTGCTTCGTCTGAAATTCGGCGACCACCCGAAGAATGTTCTTCTGCGCAACGGCAAACTGCCGCTGACGATCATTGATCTTCTTCATCAGGTTCAATCGTTGGTTGACAAGAGACTCGTGCTGTTCGCGCAAACCGCGGCGGTATTCATCAGCACCCGGCGTATGGGCGACGCACGCCAGCATGACAGCCAAATTGTCTATGCCGCGACAAATGTCGGGCAACAACTTCAAGGCGTCACGCCAACGGATGAGCATCTGCCCAATCGGGGCCTGAGCAAAGTCGGGTTCAACGCGTTGCTCGGCGATCAACTGCCTCAACCAGCTACCTGCTTCTGGTTGGGCCGCTGAGGCCAATTCAAGCTTGAGTGAAGCCACAACATTAGCTGAAGGCACCAAATCGGCGGGGCGATCTTTGCGGTACAGATCGAACAGCACCGTCATGTTGCGCTTGACACCACCAACAATACCACGAATAGTATTCTCATTCTTGTTGAGCATCTTCGGCGTAAGCAAAGTAACACGCTTAAACGCGAAAGTGGCATGAGGGAAACGGGCATCTTTCGCCGGTTTGACCTTTGAAGCAGCGGCAACCACGTTCTCCAAAGCCTTCTTATCAGGCTGCGGGACTATGGCTGTAGCTTCAACGTCAGAGGTTTCCGGCATTGGCAGCGGGAGCGCTGGACGGCGGAGGAGGTGGAGCGGAAGGGGGGGGAGGTGAGGCAAATTCACGACCTCAGTAATACCAATTTCTTCCACGTCGAGTTTCATCAGATCATCCAGCCGAGCGCGGTACGCATCATGAAATGCGGCCGTTGGGCTCAGCGGTCTGGGCA